GACGCGACCCTTCGTGTCAATGGTGACAACCGGGACCCTAGCTGCAGTTGACGGCAGCGGCCCCGTCGCGGAGCCGATCGCTCCAAGCGTAGGATTGGGGTACGTTCCGGCTAAGTCTCCGCCAGCGCTGCCGTTAGGCGGGAGGGAAGTAGGCGTCCCCGTTATGTTCGCATAGGGCACTCCGTTGATAGCCTCGTCAGTCAAAGCAGTGACGCGACCCTTCGTGTCAATGGTGACAACCGGGACCCTAGCTGCAGTTGACGGCAGCGGCCCCGTCGCGGAGCCGATCGCTCCAAGCGTAGGATTGGGGTACGTTCCGGCTAAGTCTCCGCCAGCGGCACCCGTAGGCGGTCCGCCCCCACCGCCTCCGCCTGACGCCGGCTGCTGGGTCTGCGCATTGCTATGCGCCCCAGCCGAGCGGACCTCGGTCTGGTTAAAGGCTAGCGCAAAGTTGGACGTGCTGGCCATTACAGGACTCGATTCCAAATCAAACTATTCGGGTTCGTCACGGGAACAATGAACGCCCCCGCCACGCTTGCACTCGGGTCGCCGATCTGCATCGGGCGCAGCATCCAGTTTTCAAGGACGTACCCGCCGCCCGGGTAGCTGATCGTTACCTGAAGCAAGAGGGGGAGCTGGATCGTGGTGATAGAGGTTACATTGAGCGAGTCTATCGAAGTCTTTATCCCGCCCGTTTCTGCCGTGATCCAGCCCAAGTAGATGGGGGACGTGGTCCCCGATATGACCTGCGTTCCCAGCGAGGTGGTCATGTTGGCGCCTGCCACCGGGAACGGGTTGAAGTAGTTGAGGAGAAGCTGCTGTACGAGCGTCGTCAGCTTGTCGTCGTCGCTCTCGATCATCAGCGGCGTTTGCAGCCCCGTGCTGGCGAAGGCCGTCGTCTGGACCGGCGAGATGTTCCGGTAAATCGTGATGATGTCGCCAATCTGGATGTTGGCCGCGCCCGGCGAGGAGTTCGAGACAATGGTGATGGAGCCCGTCTGCAACTGGTTTGCGGTGTTGTAGCCGCCCCCCGTTACCGTGTAGTCCCCGCCCAAGAGGCACGCCACCGCCCCGTCAACGACGGCCAGATCCGCGGAGGTGTTGAAGGGGAATGTCACGGCCAAGGTCTGCGGCAGAACGGTTACGGTGTACTGGCAGCGGGCTAAGGTGGATGAGACGCTCATGAGATTCTCCTATTTGTTATTGGCTTGCTTTTCAAGTTTGAACGGGGAGACGCCAAGCTCAGCCAGTTCCTCGATCTGCTCGTATGCCTTGTCGGCGGCGCCCATCTCGAACTTGATTTGGTAGCCCTTGAGCGATTCGCCCGCCTTCTTGGCGTGCTCGAACGCTTCCTCGGGGGTGTCGCCCCAACCGACCACGGCACCTATCTCGGTCATCTCGTCGTCCTGGCATACGACGTACCGCTTGCCGTCAACGATCACCAAGTTGTAGAGCTTGATCTGGTTGGCGAACTCCTCCGGGTAGTCCACGAGTTGAAGGTTGTGCTCGGCCCATGCGCTCTTGACGATCACCTCGACGCCCCACTTGGCGGCGGGGATGGGCTCGACCAAGACGCCGCCTGCCCCCTCCCAAATGATCTCCGAAAAGTTGGTCCAAAGCTCCTGCATGAGTTCGGAGGGCGGCGACGGTGCGCGGATCGTGGCGTCGATCATGTACGGCACCTTGTCCTTGCCGATGCGGACCTCGTTGGAGACCGTGCCGCGCGCGCCGTATTGGGCAAAGAGCGGGGCGAAGGCGTCGTTCCACCTGCGCAGCGGTTCAGGGATGGAGGCATAGGACACGAATTGTCCTAGGTATCCGCAGTCCTTAACCTCGATTCCAACAAGGGTTTGCGCAGGGTATTGGCCGTCTATCGTGAACGTGTCGATGCCCGCCTCGACGCAATCAGGAAGCTCGTTCTCGACGATGAACTCCAGCTCCTCTTTGAACGGACCGAGCGTCTCCGCGATGGCGTGGACCTTGGGTTCCACGATGTCGAACGACGGGGCGAAGAACGTCTCGGTTACGCCGCGCCACTTGTCGATCTTGACAAGCTGGTTCTTGTGGGCCGTCAGGTGCTTCTCCAGCTCCGTAACACCCTTCACGATCTTCCACGGCTGCACGGGTAGGCCCAGCTTCTCCATCTGCTCCTTGCACAGCTCGCGGTAGATTTCCTGCTCCTCGGCGTTGCGAGGACCCCACACGCGCTTGCCGAGCTTCTCAAGGTGAATTTGAAGGGCGGCGTGGCCCAAGTCCACGAACACGAAAAGGTCCACCGAATCGAAGTGAGGTCCGAAAATCCCGTCAACCCGCTCGACATTTTCAAGCCCGTGCCCCAGCATCCCCTTTGACATCGTGGGGAAGTTGCCCGCGTAGGGCACGTAGAGGTACACCTTCTTGAAGTCGCGGCCTAGCCGCTCGGCAATGCTGACGAACAGGCCAGAGCAAACCACTAGCGCGGTCTTATTCCCCAGCGTCATCGTCTTCCCCCTTTCTCGGGTCGTCTCGCTCGGGCAATAGGCACCCTTTTTCGCCCGTTTCTGCGGCGTCGATTATCTCCTGTATGTCGTCGGTGAAATGTTCAGCGTTCACTGTGGTCGATCTTCCTTTTGGGCAGCGTTTGGCGAAGGCCAGGGATTCCGCTCTCGACGTGCTCCATGACGGTGTCGGCCTTGCGCTTCACAGGCTCGCCCTTGCGGTCCTTGTCGGTCATCTGGGCGGCGGTTTGCACGCCCTGCGGGACGACAAGCCCCTTGACGAACTCGCCCCACTGGTACTGCCGCTCCGAGGGGTCGCCGCCGATCACCTTGCCAAGCTCAACGTCGGTGCGCCCGAACGGCGTCTCGTCAACGAGGCCCATGGCGGCGGCGCCTGCCCCCGACAGCCAGCCCTGCGCATCCCGATCGCCCTTCCTGATCTTGGAATTGGCAACGCGGTAGGTGGTCGCCCCTACTTGGAAAGTCTGAAAGATGGGGTGGTCGAGAAGGAATGAGGGCAGCTCAACCCCGTAGATGGACATGCTGCCGGCCGCCACGTCGCCCTTCTTGCGTTTCTCGCCCGCCTGATAGAAGCCGCCGAACTTGATGGGGGAATCCTTGGCGGTGAAGTACCCAAGCAGCATGGCGAGACCGCCCGCGCCCAGCGTGCCCTTCTTCAAGTTGCGCATGATGACATCTTTCTGGTCGGCGGTAAGCGTCTCGAACCCGGCACGCGCGGCCTTGGCGATCTTCCACGATCCTGTCGCAAGCCCGGTCGAGTATTCGATTCCCTCGCCCACCATGTTGGTCGGCACCTTGCGGATCGGCATGGCAATGCGGGCGGCAGTACCGACAGCCTTGCCGATTCCCGGCGCGGTCTTGCTATGCTCTACGGTCCCCAACGCCGCGCTGATGGCATCGTTAAAGACGTTATCCTGAAGGAACAGGTTTGCCTGCGCCTTGCGGTAGGCGCGATTAGACATGGCGGTCTGCACGGCAGGATTTCCAGCGTCAGCCTCCGTCCTGATGGCGTGGTCAAACTGCTTCTCCATCGCCAGCGTATAGCTGAACCGCTTGAGCGGGGCCTTGAGCGCGCCGTGAATGTTGCCGACGTAGTCGATGATGGACCTGTCAACGACGCTACCCTCGCCAACGGCGTCATCCTTGCCCTTTCCGAACAGGACATCCAAGTCGCTCTGGCCGGTCTTTAGCGTTTGCGCGGCATCGCGCAGGCCCTTGCTCCATGCCTCGCTGTAAGCCTTGGCGAGTGCCCGGGTATTGAATCCGCTCTCGACCGGGGAGCCCTTGGCTATCTCGCGGACGACAGGCAGTTTGCCGTACAGAGCCCCAACGGCATCCTCCAACGGGGTGGACACCATGCGGAAGGCGCTTGCCGCCGTCAGCTTGGCCAGCGTGACCGGTCCCGACAGCACGAAACCGCGCCGCCACTTGACCGCCAAATCCTGCAACTTCTCGAAGGGCGTGCGGTTCTCCAGGCGCTCGCGTATCACGGCCTCTTGGAACTCTTGCTTTACGCGGGCGTGCGCCGCCTGCAAGCGTTCAAGCTCGGCATCCTGCTGGACGGGCTCCGGCTTGGGGTTGGGGGAAAGGTCGCCGCGCTGAAGCTTGGCTCCAATCTCCTCGGCAGCTATCTCGGCGCGGCGCTTGGCGGCGGCGAGGCGCTTGGCCTCATGGGCGGCAAGCTGCTCCTGCGTCTTGACGAAAGACTTCTGGATGCGCCGTACAAAGGACTCATGCTCGGGCGTCAGTTTGCCGTCCTTCGTGGCTGCGGCCAGTTGCCGCTCCATTGAGGCAATCGAATAGTCGTCGCGGAACATTACGGCCCGCGCGCGGAAAGCCTGCGCCTGCTCGGTTCCGAACTGCGTCACGACATTGGAAACCTTTGTGTAGTAGTCCCTTGCGCGGGCGATTCGCTGCTCGGCATCCTGCGCGCCCTCCTTGTCGCCGCTTGCGAGGGCGTCCTGATACGCGGACTCGGCGGCGGCGCGCTCGTTGGTGGCCGTCACCATTTCATGCGAGGCGAGGAACACATCGCCTGTCGAGACGTTGGTGGGCTTGCCCGTGGCGAGGATCTGGGCAAGGCGCTCGATCAGCTTTCGGCCGGCGAGGGGGTCCGCCTCCAGCTTGGCCTGCGCCTTAGCCTGCTCGGCCTCATCGGTCGTTTCCTCACCGTGCTTGGGGGCCTCGTCGCCGAGTTCCGTTGCGGCCTCCTCCCGGGCTACGTTCTTGATGCCAATGAGTTTCCCCTCGTCCTTCTTGGGTTCGGGGGCGGTCTCCGTCTTAACGTCCTCTGGGGGAACGGGCTTCACCTCGGGAGCTGGGGCCTCTGGAACGGGCTCTGTCGGGGCTACCTCATGGATGGCCTCAGCAGCCTGCATCAGGACGGCCTTTTCCTGCGGTTTCTCGGCCTCTAGCGAGGCTTCCGACAGCACGCGGGGGGCCTCGGCAGGGGTAACCGCCTCAGCGGCCTTGGCGGCCTCAGGAACGAGCGTCTGGACTTGGCCCATGGCGTGAGCCGCCGCCGCCACCTTGGGGAACATTTTGGTACGCAGCCCAAGATACCCCAGTCCCGCCTGTGCCGTCGCACTGGTCACATCCACAGTCTTTTGAGCCCCAGAGACATTCGGGTCTGCGACTTCGCGGTAAAGCTGGGGAACTTGTTTAGCGGTCTGCGCAACCGCATACGCTCCATACGCTTTGCCAACGATACCCTTGATTAGGGGACCTGCGCCACCCGTGAAGGCACCCAGCAGGAGGTTGCCGGGATTGAGGGCCATTTCTGTAACCTTGCCTGCAACGGCATTGGGCACATCCCCCCACCCCATCTTTATACCCTCAGGCTGCGGACGGGCCTTGGGTCCACTCGAAAACAGATGGTAGGTCAGGCGGTCGAAATGGTCAGCAGCCTCCTCGTAGGGGGTTGCCGCCCTAATCGAGTCAGTGGTGGCACCCTGGCCTTTATCGCCGCCGTCCAGAAGGGCGTCGGCAGGCATGGGAGGGGCAGCCGGCGCGCCCGCTCCAGGCGTGGCCCCTGGCTTGCCGTCCAGTAGTTCGTCGGCGTTGAACATCAGGGTACGCCGAACTGCCTAAGAAGGATCTCCTTGGCCGTTCCACGGTCCACCTTGCCTGCCTTGTAGGCGGCGGCGACATCATCGGTCGTCGAGTACCGCCCAAACCCGAGGCGCTCCCTCTCCGCGGCCGCCTGCTCGGGCGTGGCCTCTGCGCCCTTCTTGGTCTTGGTCCAGTTCACAAACGCCTTTTGGGCATTGGCATAGCGCAGCTTCTCAGAGGCCTCGAAATCCTTGGCCGTCTTGAGCACGTCCTTCCGGTCAGCGTTCTCGCCAAACTCGGCGGCGAACTTGTCGTCGTCCATGCGCTCAATGCTTTCCACGCTCTCGGCGCTGCGGGCGGGCTCGGTGTCCGTACGCGGGGAAATCAGGATGCGCCCCATGGACTCCTCGTGGGCCTGCCGCATCAGGTCAAGCTGCTCGGCGTGCATCTCGTTGCGCTGCCCTGTTTTCGCAGCCTTGAGCTTCGTATCCGCCAACGTGTGGATCTCCTTCTGGAGTTGCGGGGGCAGGCTGGCCGCCTCGTCCGTAACCTGCCGCACGTCCTTTTCGGGGTTGTCCGAGTCGCTTAGGTCCATGTCGCGGAGCCTATTGAGCATAAGCGCCTGCTCGTCCTGCGCCGTGTGGTAGTCGGTACGCGCCACCATGGCCTTGTAGTTCTTCACAAACTCGCCCGTCACCTTGCCGCTGGCCTTCAGGTCTGCCAATTCCTTGTCGCTCTTGGGCAGGCCGCTGGTCTGGTAGTCGTTCACGGCCTCGCCCGCCGTCGTCCGCTGGAGGTAGTTCACCTGCTTCTCGGCGGTGTTGCGCAGCGTCGAAAGCTCGGTCTCGGGCACGCTCTTGAATTTGCCCGCGTCGATGTCCTTAAGCGTGGCGTACGGGTCATGGTCTATCCCGTTCAAAATCTGGTTCTTCTGGAGGACCGGCTGCACCTGTGACTGGTAGTACGCGACCTTCTCGGGGGTGATGTCCCCAGCCGCCTGCGCCAGCTTTATGGAACTCATCGCCTTCGTCGCCATCTCCGGGTCGCCCGATTTCAGGAACTCATTCCAGTTGGCGACCGCCGCCCCCTCGCGCCGCTGGCTCCCCAGCTTGTCGGCGACGACCTGAAACTTGGCCGTGGACTGCCCGATGGCATTGTCCAGGTTCATGTTGAAAATCTTGGTCGCCCGAGGCGACAGCTTGCTCCCGTACTGGTCAAGCTGCTGCTGCTTCCATGTCTGCGTCTGCTCGGTCCAGTTTGGGACAATCTGCTCGTCAGGCGTTTTCTTCACGTTGTGAAGGAAGTCCGAGTGCATCTTCTGGAATGACAGCGACGAAGAGTTGAACACGTAGGCCTCCTCGGCCTTCCGCTTCTTCTCCTCGTAGTCCACGATGGCCGACATGCCCTCCTGCACGGCGTTGTTGGCCGCGCCAACGGTTTGCCGCAACTGGCCGAGCGCCCGAAGCTGGGGCGTCACATCGCGCTTCGCGCCAATCTGCTGGTCTTGGACGCGGGCGCTTCCAGGGATTGTGGGAATGTTCGCCATGTTAGCCCCCTTGGGATACGTTGTACGCCTTGGCTCCTGTGCTCGCCACGCCGGCTATCCCGTTAAAGATGTCGGCAGCCCCCTGCAGGTGGTAGATGTCGGCCTGCATCTGGCCCTCGTAGACCCCCTCCTCGGCTGACGAGTAGAGCGCCGATTCCTTCTGTTGCACGCTCGTCCAATAGGTCTGGATGTCCTGCTCCTGCCGCCCCGCAGTCGTAGCCTCGATCTGCATCGCGCTGCCCGTGTCGGACAGGACGCCCGAAGCCGCGAGCGCCGCCCGCTGGTTCGACTGGTAGGCTTGGTCGTCCTGCCGCTGCTTCTCAATGTTCGCGTTGGCGTTCAGCGCAATCTGCTGGGCGTTGGCCTGATCCACCTTTGCGTTGTAGTCGGCGGCCTGCGTGGCCGCCTTGGCCTGCATGGAGGAGGCGTGAGCCTGCTCTGCGGCAGATGCCGCCGTTGCCACTGCGGAAATGACGAGTGCTGCTACCATGACTTACAGAGGTAAACGTGTGCGGTGCTCTTGGGGTCCTGCCAGCCCGCGCGCACCATGAAGCGGTAAAGGCCCGTGTCCTTTGCGACGAATGACATGAGATTGTGGCATCCCTCGCTTTTGGCCAGATGCTCGAAGTACCCCAGCAGGCGGGCGACGGCTTCGCGTGTCGTGGGCCCCGTGGCCATGTCGGGGTTCGTCGTGATCCAGTCCACAACCCCCAGCTTGTTGTCCTTGGAGAAGTACACGAATCCAACGGCGATGTTGGTGTCGCCCACCCCCACAAATGCGCCAAAGGTTGGCAGGATTGCCAGCGGCACGGCGGGCACCGCATGGCGTTCCCACCACCCACTCAGGGTCTCGTAATGCTTTTCCGTCTCAAAGGTTGTGATCTTCATACCCTTCCGGCGACGTTGCTCTTAACGGTTATCCCAAGCAAATAGAAGGGCAAAGGATCATAGCCCTGAATGGCAAAGGCGGGGTCGAGCGAATAGCCAAACAGCCCGCCCACCTCGATGTCCACATCCAGCGGCACGTTGGGCTGAAGGGCGGGAGGGGTGTTGGTGTTCGCCGTGATCGGGTACGCCTCGATGTCCTTCACCTGCGTCAACTGCCCCGCCACAGGCGGCGCCCCGTAGCAGGACCATTGCCCGCCGATGGAGTTGAGCGTCCGCAGGTAAAGCGACTCGATCGACTTCGTGAGCCCGCTCGTGGGCCCCATTCTTGGGTCAAGGTCCAGCCGCATGGGCTCGATCTGCCAGTTGATGGGCAGGCCGACGCAGACCACATCCCCCTGCGCCGGCTGGTAGTTCGGGATCGTCACATAGGCCCACCCGAGGAACGGCCCGCTCGACTGAAGGGTGCAGGTCAGGCTTCGTATCGCCCATGCCCCGCTGCCCGACGCGGGAACGATGGAGGCGACAAGCGTCCTACCGACAAGGCAAAGCGGGAGCCCATAGATGGAGTTCGTGTTCGCAAAGGGCGGCGCTCCGTACGTGAAGAAGGTCGCGCAGTCCGCGTAGCACATCTGGTTAAGCTGAGGCGCGCCCGAGTTGTAGGCCTGCCAGTCCACCGGCCAAAGCCGCTCAAGCTGGCACCCCTTGCCGTTGTTGGTCCCGATGTCGCGGAGCACCGTGACCCATACCTCGTCGTCGGCACCGTTGACGCCGTAGATCACCTGAACCGAAATCACCTTGTCACCCGCGTCCGTACCCGTGCTGTGCCCCGCCCACGCGAACACCTTCTGCTCCATGGCGTAGGTCATGGAGATAAGCGTCCCGTCGCCGCAGACCGCCCAGATGATCGGCTGGTTCTGCCACTCCTGCTGGTAGTCGAACTGCACGATCCCGGCATTGGTCAAATGCTGGGAGGTCGTCTGCATGTCCTGACTCATGTACTTGTTCGTGAACACGCTGAACATCATCTGCTGGAAGGTCCGCGCCCTCCGCTGCACGTACATGCACGCCTGACCGATGATGAGGGCGGGCAGGTTGGGGGCGCTCCCGTTCACCGTGTGCTCAAGCGCCTGGATCGCCGTGGGCGTTATCGCCGATGTCGCCGACCCGGATGAGATGATCCACTCTGCAGACGCCATCCCGACAAAGAGATCCGTCTGAGCGGCAAGCCACTGGATTGGACCGCGCCCCGGAGCATTGAGAGTGAAGGCAAGACCGTAGGTAGACTGGCTCTGATCGTAGAGCGCGAAGTTTTCGATGTCATTGGTTTGCGATGCCCAGACGTTTTGCGGTTGATAGGCCGAGTACCCGTACCAGACGCGCTCCTGAAAGACGGTGACGGCCTGCGGGTAGCCGCGGACGGCGGACCATGCCCCCTCGCTCCAGAAAATCGTGCTGGCCGTGTTGTAGAGCTGCGCGCCTATGACTGTCGCCGTGGCCGAGTAGGCGTTCGCAACTGCGGTAATCTTCACCAGCCCGTAGATGAACTGGTTCTCGGCGGTCAAAACAATGCGGGGAGGAGTGGAGGAGGCCCATGCCACGTTGTTTCCAAGCGTGAAGCGGTAGACGCCTCCGTTTAGCTCCTGCCCCGAAATGGAATAATTGGCATCCCCGCGACTCGACAGGATCGTGATCGTCTGCCACGTCACGGCGTTGTCGTAGGAGACCTGAATCGTGATGTCGCTCTGCCAGACGCCGTAGGTCTGCACCTCCCATGTGCCGACAAGGAAGAACTGGCCGGCGGTCCCGTTGAACGTGGCCCCGCTCGAATACCACGAGCCCCCCGAAAACGTGTAGCTCGCACTTGAGCCCGTAGCGTCAAACTCGATGAAAGACGTGGGCCTGTTGTAAGCGAGTTGCCAATAGCTCCCGACGTGCCCCGCCACAAAGTTGGTCACGGTCGCCCAGTACCCGCTCGCCACATCGTTGGCGAAGGTGCCACTCGTATGCGTCTGCAGGCAGTTGTAGACCACGCCGCCCGAGGAAACCGTGTTGCCGGGGACGTAGACCGTTGTGCCTGCCCACGCGCTGTTCGCCGCGGCGGTCAAGGTTACGCTGCCCGATACCGCGCTTGCCGTCAGCGTCTCGTCCGTCGCGTTCTCGTCCAGCATCGGCGGCAGGAGGAATTGCACCTGCTGCATCACCCAGCCCGTGTTTGGGACCCCCGTGTAGACGTTCGTGTAGCGGGTCAGCTTGTAGACCGGAAAGTTAGGGTGGACGATGTAGGCCACGTCGTTAAGCACCTGAAGCTGCACGTTCGCCACGTCGGCGGTCCAGTAGTTGGGTGCCGTGAAGTTGGTCCCGCTGTAGGGAGCCGGGACCTCGTAGACCGCCTGAAGCACCCAATGCGTCGGGTCAGACCCGGGCGACACGATGGAATTGTTGAGCGGGCCATTGTACAGGTAGTATGGGATGCCGCCCACATTCACGAACGCCCCCGCCGCGTAGCTGTTGCCGTTGGTCCAATTCGGCATCGAAGTCGGATTGACCGTGATCTGCACGCCGTTCGCGCAGAAGCGAATCCCCTGGTCGCAGAACTCAAGCTGGAAGGTGACGCCCGGGGCCACCTGAAACTTGCGGAAACTGGAAATGGACGCCGTTCCCGCCGAGTTGATCTTGCCCTGCGCTATCCACTGAGTGCCGGGCCTGCGCTGGGCGCCGCCCTGCTTCGTCGGGATGACGTTCTGCAGCTTCCGGCAGGCGTTGCGGTAGCCCTCAAGGTCGTAGCGGGTGTCCATGGAGGGCGCCCACTCGCCTCCCGTGAACTGAACGATGGGGCTAAGGCTACCCATTTGTGGAACGCCTGCGAGCCTGAACGAAGCGGGACGAGGAGATCGGGTTAAACCGCTTCAGCCTGTCGTCGCCCGCGTTCTTCACCCGGGCGTCCTGTATCCGCTGGCGGTAGGCCATGGCCAAGGTCTGCGAGATCCCCATGTCGTCCTTCCGCAAATGCGTGGCGATCATGGCCGACAGCTTCAGGACGAGGCAGTCGGTAAAGAGCGAGTCGTAGATCGTGGTGTCGGTCTGGTACTGCACGTACACGATGTTCGCCAAGGCGGCGTTCGTGTAGAGGTAGCGTCCGTAGATTTCATGGGGCTGGCCCTGCGAGGAGTTCCCGCCCTGCCAACCGCTCGTGCCGCCCCATCCCGCCCACCATCCCCATCCGCTCCAGCACCCGCCGCCGTTAAGGCTCACCAACGCGATGAAATCGGCCGGCAGCGTGTAGGCGTAGCTCCATGGGGCCCCGCTCACGGTGTTGCCCGCGGGCACCCCGAAGAAGCTCGGCGAGTAGGTGTTCGTCTGGAACCAGTAGCCCTTCGTCAAGTCCACCGTGAACGAGGCGCTCGCCGTGTTGGCGATCAGGCACTGGTACAGGTAGCCCGCATAGATCACGTACGCATTGACGGCGTAGTTCGTCCCCGGCGTCCATGTAGTCGCCGTGCTCGGGATGTTGGTCCCGTAGGTGGCAGAGGCCGGATTCGGGATGATGGCCTGCCCCAGTGACGCAATCGCCTTCAGGCAGTTCCAAGGCGTCTCGCGCGCCACGCTTCCGAACGCCTGACTCCACGCCACGTTGCACGCAACGGCGTTCGGGTCGTTCTGGTTCGTGATCGACTGGATCTTGTTCTGGCCGATTTGCATCAGGCTCAGATTGCAGATTTCTACCTGTGATAATTGCTGCATGTTGAAAAAGTTAGGCCCCGCCCCAGATGATCCAACACATCCAAGACGGGGCCATCATAACTAACTTTAGATTACGGCTTTATGATTCGTAATCTAAAGATCAGCACCTTGCCGGGTGCCTGCGTGACGATCGAACCGATCGTCGCCTGAATCCACGAGCCCGAGACGCCCGTGCCCGGGGAGCCACCGACCGGCTCGATGGCGAGCGTGCCGATGACGTACGGGTCCGTGAACGCCGTGCCGCCCGTGAAGGCGACCGGATTCGTGGCACCGGAGGCGACCGAGATCGAGGTCGAGTACCGCGAGGCGTTGGCGCCCAGCGGAGTCACGGTCGTCGGAAGCGGCGTCGCGGTAAAGGCCACGCCGGACGAGACAAGGCCGAAGCCCGTCACGTCGTCGTCGCCCACCGTGATCGTCAGGGTCGCGCTGCCGGCCGTCGTGCAGACAGAGCTGTACGCCGGGTCCAGCATCGAACCGGGCTGCGCCAGGTAGATGTTGATGATGTCGTTGACCGACTCGTTGCCGTAGAGCTGGTAGATGGCGGTGACTTCCTCCACCTGTCCAAGCTCAAGGCCCGAGTCATTGTACTGAACGGGGAAGGCCCCGAACTGGGGGCCCGCGATGGGGCCGCCGCCGATGAAGTCGCCCGGCCCCGATGAGAGGCTGAACGGCGCCTGCATGATTGCGACGTTCTGTGTGTAACGTATTGCCATGGTAGTTTGTCCTTTTGGTTAAAACGTTACTGGGTCTCGTCGCAGGCGATCACGACCACTCCAGCCTCTTCCATGCGGGTGGCATTGGCCGTGTAGGTCGTGCGCACCTGAATCGCGTGGGACTGCTGGGGCAGGATGTCGATCTTCGTGCTCATGCCCTTCAGTTCGCCCAAGAGCGCGAATTTCTTCTGGTAGGCGATGCACGAGCGGATGGACGGCGTGCCGACGGTCGGGAGGAGCTGGGTGCGAATCCACCGGAAACCGGCGAACTCGTCGAAGCGACCCTTCATCAGCGCGCGGACATCGTTGTAGAGGACGGAGTCAACCTGATCCACGTTCAAGAGCAGATCGTAGAGCTGCTTTGCGGCGTAGACCATGACGCGGTCCATCTCGGGGACATCGTTCGAGTCGAGCACGAACAGCGACTCAAGGATCTTGGCGAGCGTCATGCCCGTGTTGGTCGTGGCCGGGAACTGCACGCCGACCTGCTGGAGCGCCGGAAGCGCCGTCGCGGTCTGCGCCGAGGCGCCCGTGTAGTTGATGCCAATCAGGTTGTTGATGATGAGCTGGTCCTTCAGGCGATTGACGGCAATCGCGTGGTTCATCGCCACCTGATTCTGCGGATCGGGGAGCGAGCCCAGAAGGGCGGCGTCATCCTCGTCGATCCAAGTTGCTTTCTGGTATCCGGTGGGGAGAACCCAGCGGATTGCGGTCGGTACGTCAGAGGGTTCCGTCCATGCGGCGCGAGCCGTCTTTTGGCTCATCGCGTAGGACTGTGACCCCATCTGGCTGTACCGCTTCGAGTTACCAACGACTGTGTCGCTGATGTAGTACCCCGCGAGCCGGTGGTCGATCTGCTGGGCCATGATTTCATGCCACACGCGGTCGAAGTCGGGCTCGTAGTGCGGTTGTACTGTGAGTACACCTGTTGCCATTGTAAGAGGAAAATACTGCGGTTAACTGCCTGATCGGCCTACCGCCAGAGTATCGGGAAGTCCGGTCTGGTTCTCGGCTTGTTAGTCCGAGGAGTCACCGGGTCGCGCTAGGCGCGAGTGTCCATCACATTCCTCTGCCGCTACTGCTATTGCCAACGAGTGGCCTATGTCAAGCGTTCAAACAAACAATCCCCGCCCTTGTCCCATGAACGGTAGTCCTCGGCGATGCGCCAGCGGCCCGGCAGGCGGCGGTGGATCTCGTCGCGGCCAATCTGGCCGACGTAGGCCTCCACCTCGATGTACTCGGTGTAGAAGAAGCGCGTCCTGGCGAACGTCTTAAGCCCGCCCGCGATCACCAAGTCCTCGGCCCCCTGAACGTCGCACCAGATCCAATCCACCTTGGCTATCTGCATCCGTGCCGCCACGTTGTCCAATTCCTCCATGTAGATCATGGTGGGCTCAGAAAAGCTGATGTGCGGCCAGAGTTCGTGGTGGGCCTTGGGCTCCTTCACGCTGCCGCTGTACGGGTGGTTCGATGAGCGCCACGGCACTAGGCCGCTCTTATCCCCCAGCGCGTGCGGGACCAGCTCAAAGGGCTTTTTCTCCAAGAGGCGAGTCAGGTGCCAGACGTTGCGCTCGTCAGGCTCAAAGGCGATGTAGCGGAACGGGCGACCGAGCGCGATCAGGCAGTCAAGATAGCGCGTCGTGTCCTCGCCCTCGGCGGCACCGATTTCCATGACGACAGGGCAGTCCGTGTTCTCGATCAGGACCTTGTAGCGGGAAAGGATGTCCATGTTAAAGGCGTGGGGTGTCCTTGGCGCGCCACAGGTAGGCCCAGATGCGCTCGAACTCCCAAGGGCCGCGGGGGCGCCTTGCCGCCGCGTTCATGGCGTGATGGTAGAAGGCCATGCTCCGCGTGTATAAGTTGCTCTTGTGAATGGCGAAGATTGCGGCAGGAGCAAACAGGATGTCCTCGGGGAACGGGCTCTTAAACAGCTCGTCCCACAGGCCGCGCACGTCGTTTTGCGCGTCCCCGTTCTGCGGGTCGGCCTCCAGCGGGCGAACCGGCTCATCCACGAAAAAGATGGGGCCACCCTCCAGCATGAGGACGCTCCTAAGCCGGTTGTCGGGAAACCCGTTAAGCACCGTCTGGATGCGCGTCCTCGGCAAGTGCGCGTTCGGGTCGCCCTGCGTGAAGAACGTCCAGTCGGGCAGTGTCCGGTATTCGTGCAGGATGTGATGCAGGTACGTGTGGGCCTCGCGCCCCACGTTGGGCAGCGAGTTACACATTATCCCGCACTTGTTGTAGACCAAGATGCGCTTGCCGGGCTGGACCGTCTTTGTCCACATCAGGTCCTCCTTGTAGCGGGCTACGATTACGTCGATCGTCATGGAGCAAGGTGAAGCTCGGACAGGTACGGGATGCCGGGCACGACGGGCATATGGTTGCCCTCAACAAAGGGCACAAACTGCGGGACGCGCTTCAGGCCGACGACCCCCTGGTTGGCATCAACTTTTGTCACGTCGGGGCAGAACACCCGCTCGTTGCTGCCCAGTTCGTGAGCCCACCAGCCAAAGGTCGAGTTGGCGCGGATCAGGTTCTTGGCGCGCATCATAACCACAAAGTCAGGCAGGAAGTCCATGCGCTCATCGAACTCGGCGTGGTGCTCGTGGCGCTTGAAAAGGGAGGCGTCTATCCCCGGCCAAGGGTAGTGCGTGTCGCCGTCCTGCCATGTGATGTTCGATGCGCCAAGCCCGAAGCGGTTGGCGCACTCGATGTAGCTCTCGCGGCTCACCCACGCAAACGGGTTGCACGGCAGGCAGTAGTCGCCAAGGCGCTGATTGCAAAGGATCTGGACGGACTCGATGCCCGCGACCATTTCCTCGACCTCGGGGGTGAAGCGCAGCCATTCGCGGATCTGCCGGCGCGTGTAAATCAGGTTCTTCTGGTGCTGGCAAAAGCCCTCGATGCGTATGTCCGTCTGCCCCTCCCACTTCTCGAAGTCGAACGACTGTCGAATAGGCAGTTCTCTGGATACGGCAGGGTGGTCGGTGCCTTGGAAAACGATGTTCCACTTCTGCGGGTAGAGGCCCCCTTGCACGTGCAGGTCGCATCCATGCTTCTCGGCGTAGGCCCTAGCGAAGCAGTAGCCAAAGAGCTTGTTGCCAAGACCGCCGCCGATGATCGCCTGGACTAGAGGCATGGCTCGGCTACAAGAACGTCCTCGACTTCCCAGACCGTGCGTTTGCCGCCGTTCTCCAAGGCTGCGATGACATCGGCCTTGCGGGGCCACGCCGTCAGTGCATCGAAGAGGCGGGCGTCGTCAACGAGGATCACGTGGGGTTGGCCCGACTTGTTGATTACGGATATTTCCGCAAGCACGGGACATTCCTCGTTGGTATGGGCGTCCAGCCAAAAGAGCACTGGTTGATAGTTGAGTCTCAGTCCAGCAAGGAACCAAGGGGAGTGATCGCAATATGCCTGAATGTTGGGATGATCCTTTACGAGGGGTCCGGCTATCTTGTGATACGAATCCATTTCATTATCCACAGTTACGACCCGAGCGAAGTGATCCGCTGCCCACGCAGCTGTGTGGCCGACAAGGGTTCCTGTCTCCACGAAATCCTCTATCCGCCACTTCGCCTTTAGGGCGAGCGTCAACTCCCTCGGGATGCCAAAGCGCACGGAGCCCATTACGGTATGATTTGACGGAGGTTGGGAACGATGTTGGCGCGCTTTTCCTTAACATGAATGTGACCCGGAGCCAAGTTGCCCCAGTGGTTCGCCTTGTTCTCCTTGCACATGCGCGTTATCGTCGCGTCGTACTTGGCTCCGATTTCCTCGGCTGGCCCGATGTGGTGGCAGTGGAGCAGGTAGCAGGGGGGCTTCGCGTGGGGCCAGCGAGGACCCACATGGAATGACCTTCCATCGTGGAGATACGGGTCGCACTCATGGCTTCCAAGTCCATAGCGCATATCGGACACGAGGCGCGGGTTGAACAGGATGGCCTTTGAGTACCACTTGTTGTCCGGCGCACCCATCTTGATCTGGTCGAAGATTTGGCCGTCGCCGGCCGGGTACGTCTCGCTGAACATCTCGATCCCGTGGGGCTTTGGCACGGCGGCACCCATCTTCTCGTAGGCGCCCAGAGTGGCCTCTGCGCCGTCAGGGAACCAGAGCAGCTCGTCCAGATCGCACACGACGACCCAATCAGCCTTCGTGCCCTTCCAGCAGTTGTTGCGCAGTTCGGCGTAGCGCAGGTCGTTCACCTCGGGGCAGTCCCATGGGATGACCTCGACTCCCGGTTGGAGCGGAATGGGAGCGCCGCCGCCCGCGTCGTGGATGACGACCTTTTCCGCAAACGTCAGGTAGTGCCGGATGACGTACGGGACCAGCCAGTCGTCGGCGTAGCGCAGAACGTGGACATCAACTTTCATTGGATTCGCGGATGTGGGTTATGATCGGAAGCGCCATGCCCCGGCCACGGCTGATGGACTCCAGGTGCTTGATGTCGCGCATGAGGTGCCCGCCGCCAAAGGGTTTGCCCGGACGCAGGGGGGCAGATGGCCCCACGCGCCGCTCCTTTAAGAGCGCATCGGCGACCGTCTCGGCGTCGGCCTTAACGTAGTCGCATACCCGAGCTATCTCGTTGATGAAGGCGATGTTCATGCCAAGCCAGCAGTTGAGCGCGTGCTTTACCATCTCGGCGGTTTCGCAGTTCGTGAACATGAGGTCGTTCGAGAACGGGGAAAGCAAAGCGGTTAGGATCGAATCCCGACTGGAATTTGGCCTGCCGACCACGATGCGCGACTGGTGCATGAAGTCGGGAAGTGCAGAGGCGACCCGGATGTTCTCGGGGCTGCACGCAAAGAAGCGAAGCGGGAACCGCTCGCGCATCCGAAACGTCGTCAGGACCGGAAGCTGGGAGGAGATCAGGATCACCGGGTCAACCTCAAGGTTCTGGAACTCCTCCTGCATCCGGTTGATGACCCACTCGTAGTCGGCGTCACCCTTGTCCGTGACCGGCGTATCGTAGCACACCCAGAGCACCTCTAGCCCCTTGTGAGCTATCGGTTGCAGCGTATGCCCCACCTTCGCGCACGCCTCCTTGGTCGTCGCGGCAAGCACCCCCTGCCCTATAACGCATAGGTTCATAAAGCACCGGCCAGCCGTAGCAGCTCCTCCTCGCCGTGGAAGAACTTGGCATAGTGCGCGGCATCGTCCCCGATCAACTCGCGCAGCTTGGACTGGTCGTAGTCCAATTTGTTCAGGTCGCCCGCCACCTGCCGGTGCTCGCGGCTGTAGCCGCTGCACAGGCCCTTGATGCCAATCAGCAGCATTTCCTTCTCCGTCGGCAGATGCAGGTACTTGTTGCACTCGATGTTCCAGAGCTGCACGTCGATCCACGGGCATCCAAAGTCCTCAATGATGCGATACGTGTGCTCCAAGAGGCGCTTCCTGATCGCCGTCTGGCAAAGGGACGCATGGCGCACGTTGCCGCAGTGGGACCACCACCTGTGAGCGACGTTATAGTACAGCGCGTTACCCTGCCCAACCATGTCGAATCCTCGCGCCAGACGATCCTCGCACCACTTGAACCAATGAGGGCTAAACCAATCGTCATCCTCGGCGAACACGATGTAGTCGCCCTCGACCTTCCCGCCGCTGATCGCGTCGGCCAGCTTGTTTTGCATGAGCTCCGGTCCGTCAAGGATGAGCCACTGGTCCGGCTGGCGCGTCTGGCGGGCGACGTATCCCTTGCAGAGTTCAAGGGCCTCGGCTCGCGCAGGCGTCGTGCAGGTTATTGCCGTCAGCTTCATGCTAGTCGGTTGCAACCTCGTGCACCTCGTCGATCGGTATAGGCGGCCACTCCTCGGGCCAGAGCGTGCCGTCCGCCCCGCGGTGGCGCAGCTTCATGTTCGTGTCGGCGAAGATGCCAATGCCTGTGTTGCGCATCAGGTAGCAGAAGAAGTAGTCCTCCGAATACGGGACGCGCTCGATGACGACCTCCTGAAAGAAGCCCTGGTGCCGCTCGCCCGTGTTCCTGTCCGTGTAGAGGATCGCGGCGAACCGCTCCTCAATCTTCTCGTACACCTCGTAGTGGGTGAGCAGCGCCCCGACCGCCAGCTCGTAGACCTGCAGTAGGCCGTTTGGCTGGAGCTTCACCTCGTGCAGGAAGTTGGCGCACCAGTGGCAGTCCTTCTCCTTGGTGGCGTACATGGCGCCCACGACGGGCAGCTTGTAGGAGAGGAGCTTCAAGAGGCCCTCTGCCGTCTGCTCAACGTCGTCGTCGTGCCAGTACAGCCACTTCAGGTTGGGGTACTGCAGGCGCAGCTTCCTCATGTTCGACACCATGCGGCAGCGCCCCCATGTGCGGCCCCCCTCGACCACGGCCTGCCAGAACTCATACGGGCAGTCGGGGTCCTCGGATAGGCGGGCAAGCTCGGCTAGGAACGCCTCGTGCTGCGGGTGGAAGCCCGAGAACGACCGCATCGGTGTTGCGACCAACACGCCGATCTTGGTCTTGGTCTCAACTGACGGTTCCGATGATGTCGCGTTCTCTGAGTCTTGTGTAGGTGTTATCATTGTAGATCAGGTCGTCTCCTGCGATGTCTTTAAGGCAAATCCGGTCCCCCGCCTTGAGCACGGTGCAACGCGCCCCCACGCTTACCACCGTCGCAAGGACTGATGGACCGAAACGGGGTGTGCGCTCCAAAGACTCGGGGATCAGGATGCCGCCCTCCATGCACTCCTTGGGTGCGTCCTTGATGCAGAAGATGTACTGTCCTAGGGCTTGGGGGTGGTTCATTTGCCTTCGTCCTTATCCCACTTGGGGGTTATGGTGCGGTGCTCGGCGGTGACGGGCGTGACGCGCGGTGCCGCCTTAGCCAGATGCTTGTAGGCCTCCGGGTTCTGCTGGATCTCCTTGGCGAGCTGCTCGGGTGTCAGGCCGTCAGGGACAAGCCCCTTCGTGGGGTTGATCGCCTCGGCGGCGTCCATGTCGGTCCACTGGCCGGTGGCCTTCAAAAACAGGCGGTAGGCCTTCGAGGTGCGCGCCCGCTCGCGCCGCTCGAACACGGGCTTAAAGTCCTGCTCGAACCGCTTCATGGCGGCGTTGTAGTCGATCGGCTTCTCCTTCAGTTTGCCGATCTGCTGAGGCGCAAGGTTCTGCCGGTAGCGGGCATCGTCCGCCATCTCCTGCTCCTTCATTTCGCGCCAAAGGTGCTCGTCGCTCATAGCCAAGTCCAGCGATTCCAAAAGCTGCGTTTCTTTGGCTCGGGCTTAGGCAGGTTCAGGATTATCTGCTCCAAGTATTGCACGCGCTTTTGCAGGTCGGTAACGTCTCCCTTGATAAACCCTACATGCCTAGTGAGGCTGCCGATCACTGTCTCTTTCTTTGGCTTTGTCATCGTCCGGTCCTCATTGGCCTGTTGGCATTGGCAAGCGCCGAGAGCTTCTTAGCCTTGGCGACCACCTCGTCATGCCTCGGGTGCGCCTTCTCCTTGGACGGGTTCTCGGGGTCGCGGTTCCAGTAGGCGAACCAGTCGGCGTTCGTCTTGTCGTCGCGGATCTTATCAAGGGCCTTCTGGGCCGTCTCGGGCGTGTGGGCGGCCAGGTTGTCGTCGGTCGTGTCGCCCTTGATGAGCCCGGCCTCGCCCCCGGCCTTTCCGAGGCGCGTTAGGAGCGCAAAAACCGTCGCGTTCTGCATGAGGGGCGAATCCTTGTCCACGCCCCACTTCATGCCCGCCTTCTCGGCGAGGGTCTTGGCCGCCCCAAAGTCCATCCCCTCCTTGGCCGCAAACTCGCGGATCAGCTTGTCCTGACCGTCCCACATGGCCTTGATGCTGGCCTCGTTGGCCTTGGCGGCCTCGCTCTGGCGGGCGATCTCTAGGCTCACGGCCTTCTGGAAGGCGGCCGGCGAGATGCCCTCCTCGTGGGCGATCTTGGCAAACTCGGTTACGGACTTAACATCCCGCATGGCCTCGGGGATCTCCTTCGGCCACTCAAAGGTATAGCCCTCGGGCTTGTCGGGCGCCCCAAGGGCCTTCCTGACCAAAGCTAGGTGCTCTGCGCGCTGTTCGGGGGTCGCATTGGGCGGAAGTGGCTCCGCGATGCCCTTGCGCCCTAGAAGCTCGTTTTTGCCCTTCCACGCCTTGGCGGCCTCATCCCAGTTCTTGAACTTGCTGAAGTCCTTGGCGACATCCTTGATGTCGTCGGGAGCCTTGTCCCAGCGCGTGTGGTCAAAGCTGCCGTCCTCCTTCAGGATGCCCTTGCCCCAATACTCGCTAGTCGGTGAAGGGGGAGGCCCTGCCCCCGGGCCCGTATTTCCTGAATCTGGGGTCGGGCTTGCTGGGGGCGGGGCATTTGGGTCGAGACTCGCTGGCGCTGATGGTGCGTCTGGCATTGTTGGATTTGGGTTCGGGTTTCGCGTGCTCGGTCACTGTCGCCTTGCCGTCCCTAACCTCAGTGACCTTGAGCAGCTTCCACATTTAGAATACCGATCCCGCTGAAGCCGTGCCGGGGCGCTTCCACAAGACCTTGATCTTGTCGTTCTTCTCCATCTGCTCCAGCGCCTCGGGTGAGTAAATGTCCTTGTACGGCTCGGCCATGACCTGGACCGTGTCGCCGGTCGCCGGGTCGATCTCGCTCCGGTAGATTTCCTTCTCGGTGAAGGTGAGGTGCGAGGCTCGCCGGGCGATGATCTGGTTCTCAGCCGTGAACTTGACCGACAGGTACTCGCCGCCGTGGGTCGCCTTGATGGGCTGGTTGTGGATGCGCACCACGTTGTCGCGCACCCAGAGGTCGCGCGTATCCTTCGGGGCGTCCTCGCCCGCCTTCAATTCGCGGAGCTTAACCCCCATGCGGTTCTCAAACTCGACCGGAGCCCACTTGTACACCCAGTCAAGCTCGTCGGGAGTCAGGTCGCCCTGCATCTTGTGCTGCTTGGGACGGGGCGGGGCCTTCGCCGGGATCACGTCGGGTTTCTGCCCCTCGATCAGGAAGGTCGAGACGTGGATGTTCTGCGTCGGCAGGAACGCCGTCACGCTCTTGTGGTAGGTGTCGCGCAGGTCGCGGTTCACCCAGTAGATCGTCGTGTAGCCGCCGGGCGGGTCCAGCCGCGCAAGGATGGTCTGCCGCCCCTTGTTGACGCCGTGAAGCAGGATAAGCTGGTGCTTATCGTTGATGTCCAGTTCGGTGTTCTTCTCAGCCATGTTGGATTATGGTTTCGCTGACTTTCGCTTTCGTGAGACTGTCAAAGGCGGGGCGGGTGGCTCGGTCGCCACGAGGATTTGCCCCCTCGCGCGCAACCAGTAGGAACGCCTGCCCTCGTTGACAAGCATATTGTTTGCACTATACTCGCCGTCCGTCAGTACCTCGGGGTTCAAGCGGTAGGCGTGGCAGAAGGATTCAATGTCGCGCCAGACGAGGCGCTGGTCTGCGCTGCGCTCGCGGTCCCCTGCACCAAACACCTGCAGGTAGGCCTTCGCCAAACGCTGCGCCGTCGTCTCCGCGGGCTGGTTGGATTCAGCCATCGGAGTTTACTGCGCGGCGTACCCCGTCACCACCCAGTTTATGTTGGCGGACGCCGAGGACGACTGGATGCTGAGCGCCGTGTTCGGGGTTCCGCGTATACCGGTGGAGGCGTTCCAGTCGATCCATCCGCTCGTGGCCGAGACGTTGCATGCCCAGATCACCGTGGCGCCGTCAAGGATAGATACGACCGCAGCCGTGGCCGCGCTGTTCGTCAGGATGATGTCCGTCACGTAGATGCGCAGGGGCCGGGGCTCGGCACCCGTGTTGCTCACGGTCGGGTTGACGCCGAGGGCGGCGATGCTCTGTGCTGCGAACACCTGCACGGGTGACGCGGAGGCCAGGGGCGTGACGCCGGAAGTCGCTTGAAGGGGTGTGCGTGGTGCTACGTTTGCCATGGTGTATGTGGGTTAAGCTGCTGGTTGTGCGGCGCTGTCTAGCATGTCGCCGGCCTTCTGTTGAAACTGTGGCGGCGCCTTGCCCATCGCGCCCGCGCTCTTGGCGGCGATCTCTGCCGCCTTTAGCGCCATCTCCTGCTTCTGCATCTTGACGCGCTGCTCCTGCTTTTCGAGCACGGTCTTAAGCGGCAGGAAGTCATTCTCGGCCATGCCGTTTCCGCGCCCCACGTTCCGCGAGAGCTGGTTCCAGTTGAAATTGTCTCCGATCTCCGGGCGCTGCTCCATCAAGGGCGCGAGCATCTGAAGCGTCTTTTCGGTGCCGACGATCTTCGCCTGCGACAGGGCCAGCGTCACCCGGCTCTTGATCGTGATCTTGGGCGATGCCAGCTCGGGCTCGGCCTTCGGGTCGTTGCCCTTCACCATGAGCGACTGCGGCGGGTCTTTCAACAGGCCGTTCCGGTACGCGATACCGATCGCACGCCGCACGAGCGGGTTAATCAGTTCGGTCCGGTACTGGTCAAAGGTGCCGGTGAATTGGTCCAATTTCTCCCCTTGGAGTAGGGCAATTGCACCGTAGGTAGATTGGGTAATTTTGTCCTCCAACTGGCCGAGGGCCTTGAAGATGTCCACGAAGAAGGCCGAATTGATCGCCTTCTCCTTACGCTCCAGCATGAGGGCGATCTCCTGCGTGTCGCCCCCCGTGAGCCATTCCTTGGGCTCGACGCCGCGCGCCATGTCGTCGGCCTTCAGTATAGTGACCGCGCCAGAGG